CTAGGCACTAAACTCTCCGGTGTAACAACTGTGTTACAAGCGGGAGGTGCCATTTCGTCCATCGAGATGATGTGAGTGAGTCTTCTTGCGAGCTCAGGTTTCAGCCCGAAGCTATACCATTCCTCTGGTCTAGCGTTGGATGTGATATAGACGCGCGTCCATCTAGCATACCGGTGACCTCCTTTCACATTGCAAAGGTACTGGTAACCGTCAAGTATGCGCAGCATTTCATGATGTTTGACGTTTCCATAGAAATCGTCAAAGGCGATAGCCGATTCTCCATCATAGCCATCAAAGGGGAAGGAGTCGTCTGGGTGTACCCAGAATAGGTCAGTTTCATGCTCGTGAACGTAGCGTGTTTTACCTGTACCGCTGGCTCCGTATAGGACGGTCGTAGTGACTTTTCTGAACTCCTTGGAGTTGTCACGTTCGACTTTTGATCGTAACGCGTCTGCGAAGCGCATATGACGTGAGTATGTGGCAGGCATAGCCTCCATTGTCGATCGGACATCAGCTTCTTTTTTTATAGCGTCTACGAGGGCATCCAAGTCGCTTCTGCGGCCTTGGCCTTTTGCCTTCCAAGCGCTTGCTTCCATGAAGTCTCCATCCTTCATGCAGTAGTTTCGCGCTTCGTCCCTAGTGCCCTTGCGTTTAGCGAGATAGGCACGTCCCCCTAGGAGCTCTTGCATAGCTTTCATCCGCATAGGCTTACATTCAATGTAGCCTTGGATGTGCGGGGTACCGGATTCTCCGGTTTCGAAGCCCCATATAGCGTAGGTGACGTTCTCTGATAACTCGAGGTCTGCGAGATGGATCAGGTCGTCATCGGTGTAGTTGTTAATGGTGAAGACATAGGCACGCGCAGCTGTGTTCGGAGTCTTTGACATTGTAACGAGGTGAGTATAACTCACCCATCATTTTCTTCAGTGGAAAAAAATAATTAATTCCGGGTCTTCGCGGCAGGAATTACCAGGCAGGAAGTCCTGCTTGCAAGAGTATGTTTAGGCTCCTATGGAGTCTGGTAACCTGATTACCCATAAGTCTCCGTACATGGTTGCTCCTGGTGGTACACCAGCAACTCCGAACGTGAGTGCAGCGTTTTCACCTGTGATTGTGAATGTGCCGCTCACGACATAGGTTGTTTGATTGGCTGCTACTGCAGGAGAGGGCGAGCTTACTGCTGTGAATTGGTTGTTTGTCCAAACGACTAGTGCTACTGCATTTACGTAGGTCACTACTGGTGGGAACACGTTAGCCGCTCCTCCTCCTAGCACAACGTATTCGAAGTACCATTTTCCTGAGGAGACGTGTTGAGGGAAGCTGTAAGCAGTTCCCGCTCCGTTGATCACACCGCCAATGGTTCCTCCTGAACCGATATTGGAGCCCACTACTGTGCCGAGTGGTCGTGCGGCTGTCACTAAGCTTGTCTTGAAGTGATCAGCTTGACCATAGAAGGCAAATTGAGGCTTGATCAGCTCTATTTCATAGGTAACCCATAGTTCACCTAGGACACCCCCGGCAACTTGCATTCCTTCAGTTGCGATGTTGAATCGGGCAAAGTCGTATAATCTTTGGTCAAAGTTCGCTGGTACAGCGATAGATCCTCTGGTATAGAGGATATCCTGAGCACTTAGGTCTCTAGCACATTCTATGGGGTGGATGGCCGTTAGCGAAGGTTTTGTGGAGCATGCGAATTCAGCGTTGAGCATCTGACGTTTCGACGTAGGAGCTTCGTCAGCCACATCATAGTCTGTCATCATTATCACAGATCCTAGCGCAGTGCTTGTCGCTGCGGATAAAAGCGCGTCTGATGAGGTGCTTACGAACTCAAAGAGGACCCCTCGGAGTCTGTATTGTTCGTATGAGTTGGCCATTTGTGACAACCAAGGGAAGGTGCTTGCTAAGCCTGGCTGAATGAGGTACGATTGAACGCTAAAGGCGACGCTCGATTGTATGTTCCCGATGAACTCCCTGTGTCTAACGATAGTTGACCCCTTGTTTATGGAGTTCACGATCTGTGGGACGCCCATACCCCCTTCTAGGATGGTGTTTGACTCAACTTGATAGTCTCCGAATCCGGTGACTGTCTCGATCAAGTGACCGAGTTTACCACCTAGAAACTTGCCTATTCCACCGCCTGCCGGTCCGGCGAGCGCGCTTCCTAAAGCGTTTCCAGCCATTTCTCCAACGTTGGAGATCATCCCGCCTGACTTCTCCGCCTTTTTTGTCGGTTTTTTCCGAGGAGCAGTCTTGGCAGCAGCAGAACGGGGGAGGGGTTGTGCTCGTTTTTTTGGCGTCGCTCTCTTGCGAGTTGACATGGTATACTAAGTGGACATGTTCTGCTCAACAAAGAATTAATTCCGCGCCACGTGCACCAGAGTCCAATCAACATGGTCCCCACCAGGGTATAACGTGACAGCAGGGGTGCAGGGGCCCCCCCTGCCCGGAGCGTAGCGAGGACCCCTCCGAGGGGCTTGCCCCGATGTGGGGGGGACGATGCTTAAGTGAGGATGTGGTCCTTAGAGGGGCTCGCCTACCCCGACCCATGGAGGGTGGCATGGGGGGGCCTCCCCTAGGGAGGTGCTCCCCAGCCAGGAAGCCCCGCATATGGTGTCAACCGGAGGCAATATGGTTGACAATGGTGGGCAAGAGGTCTGCCTGGGCTCAGGACAGCCTATATTGTCCAACAAAGTGGATGCCAGTGCATCCTCAACGGACATGTCCGTAACAAGGCTTAGTGGCGGCCTATTATTACCCGCCACTTCGTTACAACTAGTTGTAACATCGTCCACAGGGCTGGACGATCCCAGCGCGGCACTAGGCACTAAACTCTCCGGTGTAACAACTGTGTTACAAGCGGGAGGTGCCATTTCGTCCATCGAGATGATGTGAGTGAGTCTTCTTGCGAGCTCAGGTTTCAGCCCGAAGCTATACCATT